GTTCTACTCAGGGACGATTTTTACAACGCGTTCATTGGATGCAAAATCCACGCGAAGCATCTACCCAAAGATTAGATGCGGTCGAAACCGCACATTGCAACTTTGTACTTCTCATTACCAAGAAGCATCTGGTCACCCATCGAGGTAGACCGCAAACCATACGTCACACCTTCGTGAACCGGAAGGTCTGCCATCACAGTCACATCTTCTGAATAGTCCGGATTGTTTTCGATGTCATCACGACTCCATGAACCACCAAGGTTCTGGGTGCGGTGATATGCATACTCAAGGGCTTCATCACCAGTACGATTGCCGACGGCAACAAAGGCAACAGTTCGGGGCGAATCTTCAAACGCGGTGTGGATAACAGCAACTTTCATAACTTGATTCCTTCATTAATTTATGTAGCCATTGTACATGTTTTTGAAACAGATGTAAAGGGTATGGTTAGATTATTTTAGCATATACTAAAAAGTCCTTATGCCAAAATGTTCTAAAAAAAGTGTTGACTTTATTTCAAAAACATGTATAATAGCTACATAAATTAATGAGGTTACCTAATGACTTTATCTTACGAATGCGTTTTACAAAACTTTCCTACATGTGCTGGTATGGCAGTGGGCACCACTGTCGTAGTGCGGGACGTTCCCGCATCAAGTAACTCAGGTGGTACCGCAACACTTGAGGTAATCCGCCTCACAGATTCGTACTGTAAGGTTCGAGAGGTGTGACTAATTACCAAAAATAAGTCACGCTTAGTCGTTGACAGATGTTTCCAAAAGATGTATAATGGCTACATAAACTAATGAAAAGAGAGATTTGATTATGTCTAATTCAATTATTGTTGTTGTCTCTACTCAGTTCCGTGAGAACTATGGTGCCCACGATTGGGACGGCACGGGTTACTGTCCTCAGGCCTGGAAGCCTAAAGGTGGTGACACCTATTTCATCAACGCCTCTGCGGCGGATATCGCCAGCACTAAGTGGTGGGCCGATGTTAAGCAATCAATTGAGCACTCATCTGCGTACGCTGAAGAGTACATCATCTCTGAGTCGATTATCGACATGATTGACTTCCGTGAGGAAGATCATATCGATTTCTGGGAGTCCGCGATCTACGCGTCGGTAGGCTTCGGTAAGTTGTACTGTGAGAACAAAGTTCTCAATTTCGAGAACGAGGTTGTCGGTGTCCGTCGCTGGGAACAGGACTCTATGGGTAAGGACGCATGTTCGCTTACCAACCTTGACGAGGCTGTCAGTGAGGACTGGCGTGTCCAGAAAGAGGCGGGTATGTATGGTATCGAAGAACAGTTCGATGAATTAGAATCACTATTAGGAGTTGTATAATGTCTATGGCATACTGCGATTACATCGCACACACAATTGTTAGACCCGCAATGGTTGCGGATGGAAAGGATGATGGCGGCATCATTCGACAGGTCGGTCACGTGAAGATGGACTTGGAACCTAAAGAAGGTTATATGATATCTACCGCAAAACGGTTAGAGGTTGTTGACTTCAATGGTAAACAGTACCGAATAACGGTTGAAGAAATAAGCTAAATTATTTAGCTAAATGCCTTGACAAACGTTTCCAAAAGAAGTACAATGGGTACATAAATTAATGAAGAGAGAGATTTGATTATGACTACTAACTATATTGCAATGCGTTCTAACCCAGACCTAGTTGAATTCCGTAACTATGTGCTGTCCTTCTATGCCTATGACGGTTTATACCCTGTAGAGGGTTTGTCAGTGTCTATCGTTGAACGTGCAATCATGAAGTATCTCGAAATCTGTTCTAGTACTATCCATCATGAAACTTGGGGCCACGGCGACTCTCTTGACCGTGAACGTGTCCGTGATCTGATTATCGATCACAGTTCTTCTAAATTGAAAGTAAAGGAGTCAGTGTAATGAGTTTCAATACTAACCCTGCCAATGCAGTTACTTACATCACCGATCCTTCAGCGTCATTCCTGAAGGTTCCCGTTCGTGTCATCAACAACCTGAATGTTCCGGTTCATAAGATATCAGAGAACTCTTTCTTCAACGATGACTTCTTCTGGTTAGAAATAGAAAATGATTCTATGGTGTATTATGATGCCCTTGATGCGAAGTGCTTGATGGACCCCATCACATACACTCAGACTCTTACGGAGTTAGGAAATTTCCGACTCTACCCTAGATTCTCACCTAAGTCGGAGTTTGCGGCATGAGACCTGAAATGGAATTGCTAGAACATATGCTTCAAAGTCATGATTGGACCTATCACTTCAGTGATGACCATCGTGCATATGTTAGAGGGCGCGATGAGGCTCAAAAGATTCGCGTCATGATGGGTCGTCTCAAAAAGATGGGACTCGAAGATGAGTCGTTAGAACTGCAAAATAAATACCGCCCAGATCATTTGTAATTTATTTTAAAAACGCCTTGACAAGTAATCAAAACATATGATACAATGGCTACTCAATTGAATAAGGAATCTATATTATGTCTTCTATGAACAATGTACTACAAATCGAAACTTCTGCGACTGTCGGTAAATGCCCTTGGGGTATTGGTACCGAAGTCAACAATGACCTAACTCCCGTACAGATGATGCAGAAAGCTGGTGTCGACTGGTCGGTCGAGAAAGTTCCTACTTACGCTGACTACAATGGTGAGAAGATCGCCACTGGTATGGAAGCGCTTGTGCGTTCATCCGACAACTCTGTACTCACTCAGGTGGGTGGTGCATGGTCACCTTGTCAGAACGAGGAAGCATTTACTTTCTTCAATGACTACTGCTCTGCGGGTGACATGGAGATGAACTCTGCGGGTTCACTCAAAGATGGTAAGATCGTCTATGCAATGGCTCGTATCAAAGAGTCGTTCGATATCCTGAAGGGTGATCAAGTTGATTCGTACCTTCTGTTCTCTAACCCACATGAGTACGGTAAGTCGATCGACATTCGATTCACTCCGGTTCGTGTGACGTGCATGAACACTCTGTCCCTCGCTCTAAAGGGTTCTGCAACTAACGGTATCAAAGTGAACCACCGACGTGCGTTTGACCCACAGATGGTCAAAGAACACCTAGGACTGGCTCATGAGAAGTTCGACCAGTACAAAGAGATGGCACAGTTGTTGTCTAAGCGACAGTTCACTGCTGACACTCTGATTCAGTACTACAACTCTCTGTTCCCTTCACAGGCACCTGCCGCAGAAGTACGTGGTTACAAAGACCTCGCACCTAATGCAAAGAAAGCATACGAGTTGTTAGAGACTCAACCAGGCGCAAACTTCGGTCGTGGTTCATGGTGGCAGGCATTCAATTCTGTGACTTACCTTACTGATCACCAGTTGGGTCGTACTGCGGACGGTCGAATGACTTCTGCATGGTACGGTGCAAACCAAGTCAAGAAGAAGAAAGCTGCTGAACTTGCCGTCGAAATGGCGGTGGCAGCATGAAGGACCGATTTGATCTAGAACAAGAAATCATGGGATGCTGGGGGATCACGGACGATCTCCAGCATTTACTGGAACATATAGACAAAGGTGCATTTGAATCAATCTCGCCTTCAGATACCGATGAACTTGCAAACCTTGTTATGGGACTGAAGCATATCTATGACATGAAGTTCCAAACGATGTTTGATACCTTTGGTCAATTAATACCCACAATAGATCTTACATCCCAAGTACCCAATGAACCGACAAGGTCTTATGGTGTTCGCCTAAATGATGTCACACCTAAAGAATGGGATCAAGTATCCAAAAGAGTACGTGGAGATATTGCCTAAATGATACCAAAAACGATCCATCAAATATGGATAGGTGATCAATCTATTCAGCCCACTGAACTGATAGACTCAGTGAAGAATATGAATCCTGAATGGAATCATATCCTATGGACTGAAGAAAATTTACCTTACGATCTTAGATTACAATCCTTGATAGATGCCGTTCCACACAATGACTATTCAGCTAAATGCGATCTAATTCGATATGAATTATTATATCGATATGGTGGATTTTATGTAGACGCTGATACTCGCGCATTAAAACCTTTTTCCGACGAATTATTAGATAATGACAGCTTTGCATGTTGGGAAAATGAATACGCGTATCCAGGCTATGTCACGAATGCTTATGTAGGTTCAACGCAGGGAAATTATTTAATCGGAAGATTGATCGAGTATTTTTTAAATGAAGGTGTAGATTATATAAAATCTATGCCGGTCGGAGCTGCAGCAAATGTAACTGGACCTTGGATTTTAACTAAGATCATTCAAGATATGCGATATAATAATATGACAATCTATCCAAGTTATTACTTTATTCCGGTACATTATTCGGGCCTGGTATCTCCACTTAAAAAGCTTTCTTTTTGTGAACATTATGGTGGTAGTACTAGGCTTACAAAATTTAAATATTCATAGAAGTAGAGCCTTTTCCGTCTATAAATAAATTATAGACAAGGGGAGAGAGTCTAATGACCAAGTTTCACACAGTGGCAATAACTGCCTTGCTGTGCTCGTTACTTTGGATTGGTGGCACAGCAAAGATAATTGATGAATATATAAAGGTAGTACAAATAAAAGAGTTTCAGATAGACGCTCTGGAATCTGAACTCAAGAGTAACACTAACATTATACTAATGTATGATAGAGCAACAAAAGAGTTGATCTATAAATGTGCGAATAAGATAGAAATCCGCATCGGTAGAATAACTTACATATGTAATAAAATTGAAAAGGCGTAAGTAATGATTACATTTCGTAAAGAAGTCTTTGAAATCTTCGAAGAGTATAAGAAAGCAGACTCTCGTGAAGATCGATTAGATGTTTTGAAAAAATATGAAGATAACTGGGCGTTCAAAGACATCCTTCGGGGTTCCTTCGATGAGTCTCTGGTATTTGATCTACCAGAAGGACGCCCACCTTTCACTCCAAATAAACCGGAGTCATCACCTTCTAGTTTGCTCAAGCAACATAAAGAGTTTGGACTATATGTTCAGGGTGGTGCTGGTAATCTACCTAAGATTAAAAAAGAGAATAAATTTATTCAGCTTCTAGAATCCGTTCATCCGGAAGATGCTGAATATATTTTAAAAATGGTGGCAAAGAAACCACCGTGTCGTTACATCACTAAAAAACTAGTACAGGAGGCATTTCCAAATTTGATCCGCGAGTAATCTTTTCGACAATTAACTATAACTTCTAAGGAGAATCCTATGTCGAGTCAAGAACAGCAGTTGAACCAAATTAACGAACTACAAAGGTTCGTACATGATACCAGACGCCAAGCAATATATTCCCAAGGTAATCGATCTTATCGAACGGAAAAGCTTAATCAGTATTATACGATACTAAACGCGTCTACTCAACAACTTTCTCGATAGGAGGTGATTATCTCTTCAGGTGCATTTCGTGAGATGCCTGTCGTAGTGATTGAAAATAATTTGGAATGGACTTATAATGCCACAGTATGAATTTAAAAACAGTGAAACCGGAGAGATCATGGAAGTGACTCTCCGGATTTCCGAATACGATGATTGGAAAGACAGTAACCCGCAATGGGTTCGATACCATAGTCCAACATCATCACCCAAACTTGTTACCGGAGTAAAGTCAACAATGAGGCTTGCTGGTAAAGAGTGGGAAAATAAACTGACCGCAATCAAAAAGAATGCGGGGGAAAAAAGTACAATAAAGGTTTAGTAGTATGAAGTTTTTTAGTTGGTTGAAGTCAGGACCGTCTTCAGCGGAACCCGTGGGTGATCCAGACCCAGATAACGTTACGGTTGCGAATGCATATAAAACTAGGTGGGTATGGTACCACACTATTCTTGCGATCGAAATCTTAATGACCAACATTCTACTAGCATCTATCTTGGTGGTTCTTGCCATCAAGTTATGATAGAACTAATTCGTAAATTATGGTGCAAATCTAAAGTGAATCAGATCATGAACAGAGAATCAGTATTCGAACAACTCAAGATTGACGAAGGAGTCGTCTATGAGATTTACCTCGACCATCTCAACTATCCCACGTTCGGTGTTGGGCATCTCATCAAGGAAAGTGACGGAGAGTACGGCGCTCCAGTCGGAACGAAAGTTTCCCCCGAAAGAGTTAGCGAGGCATTCGACCACGACCTCAACGTCGCAATCTACGAATGTGCTGTACTATACGGAGACGGGTTCCACAGTTGGCCAGATGAGGTACAACAAATCTTGGTCAACATGATGTTCAACCTAGGTAGACCAAGACTAAGTAAGTTCAAGAACATGTATTTTCATTTACAAAATGAGGATTGGGTGAACGCGGCAGTTGAAGGTCGTGATTCGAAATGGTATCGACAAGTGACGAATCGAGCAGAACGCTTGATGACAAGGCTAGAGAATGTCTAATGTAATTTTTCAATATATGATCGTGAGTGACGCAGTAGATGCTCGCGGTGATATTCCGGGCTGGGACGGTTCGCGTTCTTCCCTCTATAAAGAAGTTGCGGATATATCCCGTACATCATTCGAACAATACGCAAAGAAGATCGGTGCAGAACACGTCTACTCAGATGAACGTGTTGCCACTAAAGGTCACGGTTGTTCTACCTCACTACTGCACGAATGCGCTCGTGTCTGGTTGGACCCTATGTTCGACCAATACGACAACCTACTATTCGTTGATACGGACATCGTAGTCAATACCAAAGAGAATATCTTTGATCAGATGGAGTCTGGTGCCGAGGTCTACGGCGTCCTAGAGTCAGACTTCGTTACTGCCGATGGGGGTGGATACAATTCATGGGACTCGAAGGAATCCAACTACCGCGACTTCTGTCGTAAGTTCGAATTGCATGACTGTCCTATCGTCCCTGTAATGCCACCTAACCGACCATCTAAACTAACCATTATGAATACAGGTGTGGTTCTGTGGTCCAAGGAGGCACGTCTACGTGCACGTGAACTGTTCATGAACTGGGAAGACTGGTGCTACACTGGTGACTTCCACATGTCTATCATGAATGATCAACCGTACATCTCTGCGCAGTTGATGAAGCATGAATTCGATGTAGAGACTATCGATACCACTTGGAACGACAGTCCACACTATGCGACCGAACAAGAGTTCTTTGATAATGCAAAGTTCTGTCACTACACTGGTGGTGAGTGGAAGGTCGATATGGTAAAGCATTGGAACGACAATCGTTACAAGACTTCCAAATTCACAAGAGCATTATTTCCGTAAATATTTTCAAAATAAGTGTTGACAAACCCCCCATAAGTTGATATAATTGTGTTTCAAAAGTGAGAGGTTTCTATGAGAGCAAGTGAACAGTTAGTTGAAGATTTGGTTTTTCACTACATTCATCAACCACCTTCGGGTAATCCAGACTGGGGCGGTATCCAACTTGCCCTGCAAGACTATGGGTACACCCCAAGTCAAGTCTACGAGATTCTAAATGATGTGCGACAAGGTGGAACTGGAGTTGTTCAGTTCCTAACGGAGGGATGATGAGAGATAAAGTTATATTAGTGGATTGTGACGGAGTACTTCTTGATTGGATGTACGCATTCCAACAGTGGATGAAGCGCCACAACTACATGATCAAGAATCCAGATGTGTATGACGTAGGTGTCATGTACGGTCTGGAACGCAACGAGAAGCGACGACTATGTCGCATGTTCAACGAGAGTGCGACGATCCGAAAGGTTCCGCCGCTCCGTGACGCAATCAAGTATGTTCGTAAGTTGCACGAAGAGCATGGTTACGTGTTCCACGCAATCACCTCTTTGAGTAACGACGAATACGCGCAACACTTGCGCACTAAGAATCTCCAAGAGTTGTTCGGTCCAACAGTATTCGAGAAGTATGTGTATCTCGACACAGGAGCAGACAAGGACGAAGAGTTGGAGTTCTACCGTGACACAGGATGTCTATGGGTAGAGGACAAGGTAGAGAATGCCATCGCTGGTGCGAAGGTAGGTCTAGAGTCTGTAGTGATGTCACATGGTTACAATCAGGATAGTGAGTTCCCATTGATGCGTAACTGGAAAGATATATACAACTACATTTTAGGTCAATAATTCCCGCTCAAGGTAGCATGTCGGGGGACTTCGGTCCCCCTTTTTTTTATATAAATAAATCTAATTGGTATACACAAACAAAGGTGAAAAATGAGATACGTAGGTTACAGCGAATTTTATCATGACTCAGGATTTGCTATCATCAATGAAGATGGTACGGTAGAGTTCGCGACCCATGGCGAACGTTACTCCAAGAAGAAAAACGACGCTAACATACCCGATGTATTATGGGATATGATAAATGATGATGACCATGTATCGTTCTATGAAGATCATGGTATCAAGTTTGATATGCGAGGGGGTGTTGAAGCAACGGGTAGAACGACAGAGATGATCCAGTCTTCCGAACGGTTCGAACAGTTCCCCTATCCAGAAGCGTCAGTATACGACGCACATCACCTACACCACGAGTCACACTGTGCCTCTGCGTTCTATACGCGTCCGTGGGATTCATCTGAAGATACTGTCCTAGTCTCTATCGATGGGGTCGGTGAATTGCAGACTGCCTGCATCATGGACCACAAGTTCAATCTAATCAAAGAGTGGCACTACCCTAAGTCGGTAGGTCTAGTCTACACGTTAGTAACCAAATTCCTAGGTCTACGTCCACTCGAAGATGAATATGTGGTCATGGGTCTCTCCGCATACCACGAAACATGTCCTAAGTCTAAAGCAATCACTGACTGGTTGATTCGTTGGTACGAAGAACTGTCGGATATCGCACCAGAAGTTTCTCTAGGTATTGCGGTAGGTGGTTCTAAATCTAAGAGAGAACAGGACCGTCTAAAGTTCAGGGAAAAATTCAAACGACGCGTTCTTTCGGTAGAAGACAAAGTTGCAGCACGTGCTGTCCAAGACTTCGCAGACTATGCGATCATGGGTATAATGCGCGAAGCGTCTAAATATGGTAAGAAGTTATGTTATTCTGGTGGGTGTGCACAGAACGTTGTAATCAACTCCAGATTATTTGAACTGTTTGATGAGGTACATATTGCAGTATCTCCGACCGACGCGGGGTCTGGTTTGGGGACAGCGGCCCGATCATGGGCAAAGGCAACCGGAAAAGACAAATTAATATGGAGTCCTTATGCGGGGCATAATATCGAAAGGGATGTTAATCCTAGCAGTATCGTCGATCATTTACTTGAACATCGCTATTGTGGAATTGCTAGTGGACGGGCTGAGTTCGGTCCTCGTGCTCTTGGCAACCGCTCCCTTATTGCTGATGTAAGATACGACGTACAAGACACTGTTAACACAATTAAAAGACGACAGAAGTATCGTCCGTTCGCCCCTGCTATACTAGAGGAATATGCGGAAGAGTACTTCGACGGACCAATGAATGAACATATGCAGTTCACCTCATGGGCAAAGCATGACTATGCCCCAGTAACACACGTAGACGGAACTGCACGTGTTCAAATCGTGAAGAAGGATTGCGAATCAATCTTTCGAAAGGTAATTGAAGAATACCATGATAGAACTGGTGTTCCGATGTTACTAAATACCAGTCTCAACATAAGAGGGCGACCAATGGTTAATGACGAACTAGACGCCCAATTATGGGAGCAAAAGTACGAAGTGAAAGTGTTCTGATATGGGACATCTACGGGAGATAGGTCTGAATTATTTTGAACATCTGTACAGGGCGTGGTCACTTGCGTTCGTTTGCATAGTTCATGGCCTATTTCCTAACATTTGGGAACACAAGGCAAAAGAAATAATAAACGGTGACCCAAAAGATTTCAAGGTGAAATGATGGCAGACCTAGATGCATTTGGCAACCCTGTTGGAACGACCTACAGAGAAGATGTTTGCCCACCAGACCTTATGTGTATTCCTAGAGAAGAATGGGATTTACTGTTAGAAGAAAACCAGCTGGCATGGGACTCTGTAAATAATACGGTAGAACGTCAAGGTGACGCAGAGGCAATTGCCGAATTTACATGGCAAGTTCTATTCCTATCACCGTGGGAACTTGCATACATAGCATTACCAATGAGCGTATTAGCATTTTATGGATTGACCATATATGCGATATTTAAATGGTTACAAAAAAGATTTAGGTAATTAACATGTTTTCAGAACAACCAGAAGTGACACCAACCCCAGAAGCAAAACCATTCAAACAGAAGATTGAGCTTGAAGTAGAATTCGATACGTCGAACAAAGAAGTCAAGGCAAGTAAGTTTGAAGGGTTGTTACAGTTCGCGGATGTAATCGATGCATATCGACTTTTCCCGCGAGCATTCATTGGTACCTATCTGTACCTACTCATCGAAGTCACTCAGTGGTTCATGACGATACCTGAACCAAATGCATCACAGGCGGGTCTGATCTCCGTCGTAGTCGGTGCGGGTGCTGCATGGTTCGGTCTGTACACATCTACGGGTTCTGCACGTAAAGTAAAAAGTATTAAGACTAGTTGATGAAACCCTCTGAACTCGTGACCTGGCGCGGTACCCCAGGCGTCGGTGATTTTATGTGGGCACTTAATTCGTGTCACAGATATGCAGCCGACCACGATATCAGTAAAATAAATCTGGAGATTCACTGGGAGCACGGACCAGACTATCTTCATCACTTCGAAGATCCAGAAACGATAATCGAACGATGCGACTACATCCATAAATTCTATCACCAACAAGAGCGAGTGGAGATACATCACATCTTCAATGCTCAAGGTCGATACAAGAACTGGAAATTTAATGATGATGTTGTTTTAGAATCAAACGGTGAGAAAAGAATTGCTGCAATAAATGCACATGGACAGAAAGCAAGGTTTTGGTTTGAGTCAGGATACTATAATGATGGTGTTGGTGCGAATGCTCCATGTAATGATTGGATATTCCGACAAGATGCATTTCAAGACTATGACCCAGACCGAATCGTGTTCTGGCGTCCTACATGGAACGCAGAGAAACCTCGTACATGGAAACGTATCTTTGATAACTCCGATTGGGATCACCTAATCAACCACTTCAAAGCACTAGGGTTCAACATGCATGAACTCTCTTACCGTACGCCTGCATCCGAAGCGATGCAACTTATATCTACCTCGCGTATGGTAATATGTTACGATGGTATCTGGCATTATGTTGCCAAGAACTTTGCACGACCTCTCGCTGTAATCAGTGGTGAAGGCGTGACTAAATACCATACACCTAATGCGTTAAGGCTCAATCCAGAATTATCAAAAGAAGATATGGGAGTCTGGTGGTGGATAGAAAACATAGAAGAATTGTTACACCACACTAAACGAAAATCAGTAGACTATGAAGAGAGGATGAAGACTTATTATGGAAATGACTAGAGAAACATTTCAAATCGACCGTGCTGTAATTGAGGTAGCGGGGGGATGTAACTACTCGTGTTCCATGTGTCCACAGGACTTACGTGAGGGTGGTCGACACAAAGGGTTTCGACGCATCATGAAACTCGATGAGTTCGAAGGATACGTTGCAGACTGTGCGCAGTATGGATTAAATGTTGTCAACCTAGACGGTTCTGGTGAGGCGACGATGGCAAAAAATCTACCTGAATACATCAAGGTAGTGAAGAAGTATGGGGCGAAGTGCTTCATCTTCTCTAACGGATTCAAGATGGAAGGTCAGTACATGCGCGACTGTGTCGATGCGGGACTGGACTTCTATCGATTCTCATTCATTGGTTCGGACGAACAAGACTATACCAAATGGATGTACAATGCTGTGGGTGGACACTACGCACAGATTAGACGTAACATCGAAGAGATGGTTGCGTATGTAAAGGAGTCGGGTTCTGAGTGTGTGGTATCAACCTATCACTTGATTACCGATAACGACAACATCGACCAAGAACTAGATAAGTACAAGACATTGGTTGATGAGTTAGGTGTCAAGACTGAAATATGGAAAATGCACAACTGGTCCGGTGTTCAAGACATCACCGCATCTGGTGTACGTGAAGGTAAGAAGAAAACTTGTGGACGACCGTTCTCTCCAGACGTAGTGATACGTGCTGGTGGTCTAGACAAGAAGACTGGTGCAGTGCACCCATGTTGTCAAGTATTGGGACGTGACGAAGAAGCAGTACTAGGTCATGCCTCAGAAGACAACATCTTAGATATCTTCTTTGGTGAAGAGTATGAGACTTTACGTGAGCAACACCGTACCGAAGAATACCCAGATTTCTGTAAGTCATGTGACTTCTTAGTTGATGACCCAGAAGTATTAGTATACACAAACCACGAACGTGATCTCATGAAGATGCACGGAACTAACTTCACTCTCAACGATTATAGGGACTAACTATGTTCAATTTTTCAAAACTATCTTTTTATGCAATGCTGTTAAAGACTTGGGTCGAAGCTCGCCTTGGTGAACGCACTACATATGACGGTGTTGTAATCATCGCACTTTGTGCAAGTTACATCTTGTTTGATTCAATCATTACGCTAGGTGCATACGCCGGTGTTCTGTACGGTCTATGGACAATGTGGCAACAGCAGAAATAATCCAAATAAAACTGTTTTTGGAGAGTCTGTTTTTATAAATAATAAGACTTATTCCGTAATTGACTGGCCAGTCCAGCGAGTTCCATTTCGCACGTGCGGCATAAGATTACTTAAAAGAATCCAATGAGGAACTAAAAATGCCTACAACTCACAGCATTGTAACACTAAACGACCACTTCATGGTTGGTAGTGCTGCATCTGGTCACGACTTCGTTCAGAACATGTACGGTATGTACATTCGTTTCGAACAGAAGATGAAGACCAGCGAATCAAATCTTTACATCTCGAACTTCGCGTTCGAAAAAATCTACAAGCCTTTAGTTGCAACTTCTCTAGGACATCAAGTCATCGGAGATACATCAACTACAGAAACAATCATGGAAGGTCAAGAGTCAGGTGGAGTCGCAACTAATCAGTTGTTGAAAATCACTCGTGACTATAGAGACGTTCTAGTATCTGTGTGGAAGACTTGGGAATCAGAATCATCTTGGGAAGAGTTCCGTGATGGTCCATTAGGCTTCGAACTAATCACTGCTTTTGAAGCAGACGCATCTAAGTTCACATACGATATGGAAATATCATATGAAGAACTAGTTAAGTCACCACATCGTGGTTTAACTGCTGTAGTAGATCACCTATTGCCTCGCCAAGATAATCCAGAACTTGGTTCTTTCGGAGAAGCAAAAAGACACATTGATCTAGATTGTATTGATCAGGTCGTAGAAGAGTCTCAAGTACGCTCACTACGTGAAGGCGTATCTGAAGGTCTACTAGACAGTGTCGGTGTATACAAAGACTTCTTGACATCTGAACAGATCGACGAAGTTAACGAGTTTATCGCAAGCTTGTAATACACACTTAGTTTAATGATATATAAAGACGGGACAGGAAACTTTCCCGTCTTTTTTTTGGAGGATGAGATATGTTGAGTGGGATATTAGGTTCGCTTCTAGGGTTTGGTAGTTCGGTTGTACCGGCAATCACTGATCACTTTCAGTCCAAACGTAATCAAGAATTCGAACTAAAGAAAATGGAAAAGATGGCAGAACTCACTTCGGCGGGTTATGACCATGAAATAAAACGGTTTCAGGAAATGGGTCTTCATGAAGAACAGAAGGCACTACTGGAACATGATACAACAATAGCACAAGGGACAGGGTTCATATCCGGACTACAAAAGTCTGTGAGGCCCGTGATTACCTATTGCTTCTTTTTCCTGTTTGCGATGATAGAGTTTTCTCTATTACAGGATGCACTAAGTAATGGTACACCTCTATCAGAGGCATTAAATACATTGTGGGACGATGATACCAAAGCAATCTTTGCAGCCATAATGGCATTCTGGTTTGGTTCTCGTGCAGTAGAAAAGGCAAGAGTAGGAACTAAAGGATGAATTTACGAGAAAGAATGATTGATGCGACCATCGCACACGTGCAGGGTAAGATTGCTTACCATAAAGCGAATGTTGAGATTTATTTAACCAATCCATCTGGTATCGGAGAACACCCCGATGTCATGGAGTCGCTTGTTTCTGAAATGAAAGAGATTGCGGAATATCAGGACATTCTTGATGTCGCGCAGAATATTCCTAGATAGAAGGTGGGTGATGTATAACTATGAAGCAACAATACGTAGATGGGTGGACGGCGATACCGTCGACGTTGATATTGACCTTGGTTTTGGTCTCATTTACGCTAACCAGCGCCTGCGCCTTTTTGGTATTGATGCTTATGAGTCACGCACTAGAGATCTTGATGAAAAGAAAAAGGGTCTTGCAGCAACAGATTATGTCAATAAGATGGCTCCGGTAGGTACCAAGGTAACTGTCATTACCCACAAAGAAGGTAAGTATGGTCGTATCCTCGCAGAAGTATTCATTGAAACTGGTTACAATGAGTGGAAATGTATAAATACTTTACTAACGGAGGAAGGTCATGCTACGAGGTATCCTAAGTAAAATTATAATTGGTGTTGCGATACTACTCATTGTATCGTGCGAACCGTCTCCATCTAAAAAAATAGAAGGGACACAAGACTACAGTAATGTACAGTTTCCTATTACTGTTTATACATATGAAACTAGTACAGAATTGAACAAGGCCGTAAAAGACAAAAGTGGTCATGGTCAACCTGTAGAAGGTCTGTCCTTATGGTTTCTAACTAAAAAAACAAACCAGATGTCTCGTTGTGAGATTCATGTCGTGGTTCCAAATGGTGTCGATGACAACCATACCATGACATGGGGTCATGAACTAGCACACTGTGTATATGGAACATATCACAGAGAACCAAAATGAAAAGAGTTAATATATTAGGAAATGGCGATAGCTCTAGTCTGTTCCAAAGGGGTACCGAAGGAGAGTTGTTAGTATGCAACATGCCGCCTTTATCTCTCACTAAGCGAGAAGTTCACGCATCGTGTATGGTTGACTTTAAAATGATGGAAGCGTTAGACAAGGGTAAAGTAAAACTAGATGAGTATGATTGGATTCTAGGTACTCGACCACGTCGATGGATGGAAGTTAATCCAACCTTCTACTTGAAGTACTCACCAAACATTAAAGGGTTCCATACCCACATACCCCCATATGCGCAGTTGCCTGGACATAAGTTATCTGAAGCAGCGACAAACTATTCATGCGGTCATATGGCAGTAGACTATGCATGTCGTGTTATGCGATCTAAAGAAGTCCACCTGTACGGATTCGACGCAATGTTCGATATGAATTTGGATAGTTTCACCGACACCTTTTTAGACGCCAATAGAAGTGCACTGAATGTACACCGCATGGCGAGTAACTGGCGTCCTATTTGGTCTGGATTCTTTAGGGAATTCAGTGATGTTCAATTTGTCATTCATCATGTTCACGCAGATATAAAACTGAGTTTACCTACGAATGCTAAAGTAGAGGTTAATAATGAACCCACCGTTCAAACAGGCGTGGAGCTCCACAAAAGAATTCGTTAAGCACACTGCGATAGACTTCGCAATAGTCTGGGATTACCGACCTAATGTTCTTATCTGGTGCGCAATCTTCGGATTGATACTTTTCTGGATGTAAAAAAAGGGACCTTTCGGTCCCTTCTTCGTTTTCTTACTGTCGGGTAAGTTCCTTAGAATACTTTAACCATGCTGTGCATAATATCGCATTCTTCCGGGCGGCCTGATGACATTTGGTTATCCCACATTGAACGTAGAGCAAACGCAGTGTCGACCATTGTCTTGCTGTCTTTCTCTTCACCATTGAACCATTTAACTGGAGACGGTGCTCCGTAATAAATGTCAACCATATCAAATTCTGGGGTGCACATAGGTGCAAATATCTCACGTACTTGATCTTCTTCAAAACCGACTGACTGATCTTCCATAGGTACACCTAGGAAAACAACTGCGTCGAATTTCTCATGATCACCGTCTAGAGTCCAAGACGATTGTCCGTGCTTGTATTGTTGTGAACATTCTAGTGCTTTATTTGTTACACCAGACATATCATATAATGAGTGCATTGCACCTTTATACTTTGCTTCTGGTGGTCGTGCAACAGTAAAATCTACTTCGTATCCGTAGACTCTCATTACTAGAGGTATTGCTTGGGCGATGATGTTCATATCTGGGAATGTGTGCATGTGCTCACGTTCTGGTGGAATCAAATCAACCATTCGTCCAGCAAACTTATCTAACATCCAGTGAGTCTGTCCGTCATTAAAATGACCAACAAACAAAATGTTCTTATATCCTTGAGATGTCAATGCGTTCGCGAACATTGCTCCGCGAGACAACATCTCTTCAGACATATTAACTTCTGTTGATGCGTGGCGTAAGTACTTGCCCTTTTCAGTAGTGATTGATTTTAGGTGAGAATTCATTGCACCAGCAACGCCTTCTTTCCATGTTCCTTTGACTTGTTTCTGTTTTGATCCATCGGTCAAGATGGATTCGCCTTTTGTGCTAAAAAACATTGGTTAGGGTCCCTTATAGATGTTTTGGATGTGTGTTTCGAATTCCTCGATCTTATCTAAACGATTCGGCCATAGGATGTATTCCTTTTCAGGATTCGCCTTGAGGTTAGTCAAGAGCGGTTGAATCGCATTGTATAGATTATCGAGACGGGTTTGGGTTTCATCGACAGCATCAGATACAGTCTCTAACGCCTGAAACGCTTCGAGCTCTGACTCATCTACTGCGGTGAAACCAAAGTCAAATAATTCTTTCATACATTTATTTATACTAAATAAGTTCGCATATAGGCAAAAGGAGTGTAAATATGCTAGATTTAGTACACATGGACGAACACGTCGCGCACTTGAATGAAACATGGAAGTATCTATACGATGATGATCAGTACGGATCTGACACGTGGCACATCATAAAAGAACCACCATACGAAGGTGACTGCGAAGACTATGCGCTGACACTACTGTGGTTGATGAGTGACAAATCAATGGTCAATTTTTGGATCAATGTAT